ACTTGTCAAGTGTAACATAAATTGAGTCTGTATCAGAAGCCACGATATAATCTATCTTGTCGTGTGTTTGTAATATTCTGTTTAAGTATTCGTTAACTTTACTTTCTATAAACCTAATAATAAATTGACCAGCAGTTGTAATACCACTAGCCTGTCTTACATCATAATATCTAAAGTATTGATTACCAACAGCACCATAAGCTGAGTTTAAGGCAATCTTTCTAGCCCATTGTATATTATGACAACGAGATATTTCTTTTACAAGTTCAGGATTTTTAGTTCTTTCATATTGTTGTTTTGCCTTTAACATTCTTTTCTTGTAAACAACACGCTCATTGTACATTGTTTCCATCATTTCAGGTAAGAAACCTTGATTATCATTTTTAAACATAGCACCATTAGGTGTAATACAAGCACCCTCTGTTTTTAAATGAGCAAGTGGTGTTTGGTTTGATAACATCTTTGTTACGGAAACGCCAGATGATTTAACGCCTAATATCTTTTCTGGAGAAATATTATATTGTATGATAATATGTGGATATAGGGAGTTAATATCAAACGAAACAACCCACTTGTGCTGACCAAGTTGAGGCTCTTTTACATAAGCGCCTTCATACTTCGTCTCTTTTATATGTTCTTCTCTAGGAGGTACACATATATTTTTTTTCATTAAATGATTTGCTATCAAAGTATCCCATACTCTAACTTGTGAAAATATATCACCATAGTTTACTTTACTTTCATAGGCAACAGTTAATGATAGGTCAATTAAACCTAGTTTATCTTCTAGGCCATCAACGATTTCTACGTCTTGTATATTGTAATCAACAAATGATTGAAAGTCTTTCTCGTACCATTCTTTAAATGTAGGGTATGGCATTTCATCTTTACCACGACCAAGTTCTAGTTGACCAATAAAGTCAAGTTTATAACTCTCTTGTCTTTGTGGTATAAACCATTTGTATAAGTCAAGGTAATCTAAATTAGTAATACCATATAAGTCATAAACAGTTTGAGTTCTGCCTCTTACTTGTATTTCTTCTCTTTGTATTAAATTCCAAGGCGACATTCTACTAGCAACTTTATCGCCAGCTATTAGTTTAATTCTATTCATTAAGTAAGGTAAATCAAAAAACTTTGTATTCCAACCTGTAATAATATCTGGATAATTTTTTAACCAGAATTTCATAAACTCAAATATAAGTTCTTTTTCATTCTTACATTTCACATAAGTTACATCTGTTCTATCGGTCTTAAAGTCGCCCACACCCCAAGTAATAATCTGTTTGTTAGTTTGATTTTTAACTGTAATACAAAGTAGTTCTTCAATAGGATTTTCTACATCTGGAAAACCATTTTCGCAACTAGTCTCTATATCAAGTGTAAAGATTTTAATAAACTCTTTTGACCATTGTATATTTTTAGTAAACTCTTTACCAATATATTGATAATGGTATCTTTCAAGGCCATAGATTGGTGAGTTTTGTGTTACAACTTCTCGTCTAAACTTACGAGCACCATCTATATTTTTAAATGTGATAGGTTTAAGATATTGACCTTGTAGATTTTTATATTCAGTTTCTTGTTGTGTTAGAGCATATAAAGTAGGACCAAAGTCAATCTTCTCTTTGTAATCTTTACCACCGTGAATACCACGAATAAGTAATTTACCTCTGTGTTCAATAACTGATTTATAAAAGTTCATAATAAATTTTGGTGGAGGATACAGGAGTCGAACCTGCGACCTCCTGAATGCAAATCAGGCGCTCTCCCAACTGAGCTAATCCCCCTCTAAACACACTCATATGTGTTTAAAATGAAATTACAATTTATGGTTATCAAGTAAATGTGCCACCAAACCATTGTGTTTTTTTTCTAATTGTATCTGACAGGCTAATCTACTTCTCATTCTATCATAACCTTTTTCATATTCAATTAATTCTGTTTCAGCAGAATCAAAATCTGCTTCACCAACTTTATCTATCCAATTTCTATCTATGATTACGTGACAAGTAGCACAAGCACAACAGCCTGAACAATCAGCAGGTATTTCATCTATTGATGTTTTAGCATAATCTCTAGCCGCCTCCATCAATGACATACCTTCATCAACTTGAACAGGAATCTTTTCCTGCCCTCTCATAAAATAGACCGTAATCATTAAAGTTTAGGTACTTTAGTTTCTGTAATTAAACCCGGGGCTTTTGTTATTATTCTACTTGTATTTTGTTCGTAAGATTTTAGTATCTCGTCTTTAGGATCGGTAATAAAAACAATCTTATCTTTTGTTAATGTAATGGTATCACTTTTACCAAAAGCATTATACAAAGACATCATCAATTGAACAGGTTGTCCTGGTGCTGATTGTTGAGGTATAATTACAAACGCTTTGTTTAAACTTACGCCTTGATCATTTTCACCTACCTTAGCGATAACATCTTCGCCAGTAGATAGTCTTAATATCTTCACTTTTTCCATAATATTTCTCCTTATTGTTATCTAATATATCACAAGTTAATGATTTAGTCAATGCTGTATCGAGTGGTAATAACATACTTACTATTAGGGTTTACCATCACATTTAATCTATTCATAAACGCTCTATCCATCAATATAGGTGTTCTATTCTCTCTATCATCAATGGTAAATTCTACATCTTTATAGAAGCCACCAGCAAATTTAACATCTAGTTTTACCACATATCTGGTTTCTTCATAGTCTCTTAAACCGCCTACCGATATTTTTTCCGTTTTTACAATATCACTAGTGATTGTTTTACCTAATAAATTCCAAGTAATTTTTTTACCACTAACCTTAAACTTATCAGAGTGAATTACAGGCATACCAGAATTACCCGTATCAAATTTTGCCACTATTTCGCCAAATGGTTTTATAGTTACCACTTCTTTATAACCACATTCTGTTGGTACTTTTTTTCTATTTTCAGGTTGTTGGAAATATTGTATAATATCTTTAGATATATTTTTACCTGTAGCCTCTTCCATACCCTCTGTACCTGGTGATGAGTTTACTTCTAATATAAAAGGTGGCTCTTTTTCTCTGTTCTTACTAGGTATGAAATCTACAGCAGTCCATAACCCATTTACCGCTTTAGCAGCCAATAAACTTTGTTCTATTTCTAATTCTGTTAAATCTATTTTTTTTGGCACAGAACCTTGAGACACATTACTTCTAAAATCGCCTTCGATAACTGGTCTTTTCATAGTACCAATTATTTTGCCACCTAATACTAAAACTCTAACATCATAATCATTTTTAATATATTGTTGTACCAATAAGTCAGCGTCTTCATCTTGTTTATGAATTAATTGCACAATACTATCCAATGATCTTTCAGACTCAACAAAAAGAACACCAACTCCTTTTGAACCTCTTAAAGTTTTCATTATGATAGGATATTCTAGTTCAGCTTCTTTTACTTGTTTACCAGAGTTTTCTGGATCATTTAGTAGAATTGTTTTTGGTTGTGTTAAACCGTAATCTGCTAATCTTAATGTTGTTCTATATTTGTCAACACAAATATTAATTGTATTTCTAGGATTTACTAAACAAGCGCCGTCTCTTTCTAACATAGTTACTAAATCCATCCAACTATCTTTACGAGTAATTGAACCTCTAACTATTGCTACGGTATTTGAATTGATTACAAAACCTTTTTTATCTTCTTTATTATGAAAACGTCTAATACCATCTTCATAAGTTGTATAGCCACCCGTTAGTTTATACAAATAAAAAGGTACATTTAACTTTTTACTTTCGTCTCTTAATCTATCTGCTGTATGAAAAGTTTTAGCCTCTTCAGGTTCATCTGTTATAATTAACAAATTAATCTGATTATCTTTTTGTTCAGTAATAAATTCTTTAAACTTTGGTACTTCCATTATCGCCATCTTCTTTTTTGTCTTCAACTTTTTTCCCTATGTTATATTTAGCTGATAGCGTCCACTCTTTTTTCTCTTTAAATGGTAATACTTTAATTTGACTTAAAGGCGCTTTGTTTTCAACTCTAGTTTTTTCAACAATATCTATTAAGTTCCAATCTTGTAATAAAATCGCAATCGTATTTCGTCTTTGAATATCGTTCTCTACTAATGTAGCCTTTTTGCCATCTAAAGCAAATAATTCTTTAAAATGTGTTATAAAATATTTACCTTGTTTGTGTAAAATATGACAAGATTGATATAATGTTTTGTCTTTTCTACTTGCGACACCAATTCTTGTTAATGTCTCTCTAACTTTTAGGAAGTCGTCTGGCTGTTTGATTGTAACCTCTAACATACTTTCAGGCGACCATTGTATTTCTTGTTCACTCATTTTCTTTTTCTCCCGCCCTTGTTCAAGGACAACTTAATTTCTTCAATTTGTTTGTCGTTTAGTATGTTGAGAGCCTCTTTTGCTTTTTCATTGCTGTAGCCATAATACTCTTTTACATACTGTAAATTAGTCAACTTGGTAGATGATAACCATTTACCGCCAAATCGTTTTCTCTTTCGGATACTATTTATCAAAAAGTGAAATTGTATTTTCTTTGGAAGAAAGTGAAAGCCGTTTATCTCGTTTGCCTGAGCAATACAATCATAATGCATTGATAGGCATTTGTTGATTATATAAGGTGGGTACTTCTTTTCCCACATTATATCATCTGTATCTAATAACTTCTCTTTGCTAAAATTAATAGCATTAAGATAATCTTTCAATTCGTACATTATTTCTTTTTATTATGTCTACCCATATACCAATCGCCAGGTTCATAATTCCATCTTTTACCGTGGTGACCTCTAATATCAGCGTACCACATTCTCAATTTAACGATTAACTTTCTAAACATTGTTTTTCTTGCCATTCTTATTCCTTTTAAAACTACCCTTACCTTTTTTGGGCTTCACCACTCTTGCTTTGTATTTTGGTGATCTCAATTCAAGTGCTAATGGGTTTCTCTTTTTCATATTTAGTCTATTTAAACTTACAACTAGCCATAATTTCTGTTAAACAGGCAACCATATTAATTTCTTGGTCAGCCACGAAAGCAGATTTATATTGATAGCCAGCTAGAATTAATATGGCCTGTGGAACAGACTTTGTATCTAAACTAGAATATAGAGAATCATAGATGGTTTTAAATAAATGAGAAGGCTCTTTGTCTAGGTTTTGAACAACCCATTTTCTCATATCATTAAATCTTTTCTCTTTTAATGACTTTGTGAGTTCTTTTATGTTCTCATTTGACATACTAAACAAGATACCACTATCAATTTTACCTCTAACAGAATATCTTTGTAACTCATTTAATATTCTTCTAAAGTCTGGATAGTGTTTTTGTATTAGTTCAGATAAGACTTTCTTTTCAAAGTCAATCTTTTCATCTTTTAAAATGCCTTCAACTCGTTTCATAAAGGCCATTGCCGTCTTTACTTTCTGACCATTTGTGATAGAAAAGTTAATTACGGTACAACGACTATGTAAAGCTGGTATAATCTTGTTTACAAAATTACAAGTAAATATAAATCTACAATTTTTATAAAATGTTTCTATAAAGTTTCTTAAAGCAGGTTGAACACTATCAGCGTTCATATAATCTGCCTCGTCTATTATAACAACTTTATGATTAGATTCTTCGGTAAGAGATACCGTTGAGGCAAAGTTTTTAACTTGATGTCTTAATGTATCAATATGACGGCCCTCGTCTGAACCATTAATGATAATATAATCAGCACCAATTTCCTCACATAAGGCCTTTGCTACGGTAGTTTTACCAATACCAGCGCTACCAGATAATAGTAGATTAGGTATTTCTTTTTGTTTAATGAAGTTAGTAAATGTTTCTTTTAAGTCTTGTGTAAGAATACACTCACTAATTTTCTTAGGACGGTATTTTTCAACCCATAAAAAATCAGACATTACAACCTCCCTTAAAATTCAGAGTCGGGTTCTAATGCTATCCAATATTGTATGGGTTTATTTCTGTTTACAAAATGACTTATCTTTTGTTTAGAAATAGCAACATCATAATCATCTGAAACCATTTTAAAGTTTTCTGCTTTAAAGTAAGCCGTAAATGTTTTATTAGTTTCGCCAACTGATATAGAATAATCGTTTGATGATTTATTCTTTTTATCTGTAGCAACTAGTGTGATTGATTTGCCATCACCCTTTAAAGCAACATCTGGTAGATTTAATGTTGTAACACCTTTTTGAAGTCTAGCAAAGTCATCTTTTTTTAACGTAAAAGTAACTTCTTTATCTGGCATTGTGATGTTTTTAGTAGGCGCCACAATAACAGACTTGTCAGCAAAAAAGTATTTAATTGATTGTTTAGAATTGTTATCAGCAATCTGTACATTTGAACCACCGTTAAAATTAAGAGAAGGCTTTTGAAATAACTCAACTGCTCTTAAAAATTCTGGTAGATCATATATAGCAAATTCGCTATCAAACTTTTCTGATATTTCAGCTTCTGCTAAAATATTTTTCATTGTC